ATGGCCAAACTGAAGTTCAACCTGAGAGGGCACTCGTTTCAATCGGGTTTGAAATCTGTCAGACTTGGGTACGAAGCGGCCGAAAGCTCACTTCAAACTCGTATCGATGAACTTCAAAAAAAGCTCGATGATGATGTAGATGGCTTGCTGACGGTTGCCGAGGTTGATGAAGATGGCGAATATGTCTGGTGTGAGGAGGAAGGCATTCGCTTCGAGATTGATAGTTTGAATGATGCATTGAATGACATCCGTCGAACTTTTGCAGTTTCTTACTACCACCAATGGGAACGTTACGCGCAGTCAGTGAACGAACACCATGCACAGTTTCACGGACGGATCGTTGAGGGCTTAAACGGGAAACGCATTCAGGTTCATGATCAAATGGATAAAATCTCGACCCTGGTAAATGCCATAAAGCATAACAACCCGAAGCATATCGAGAAGCTGCAAAACTCGTGGCCGGAAGTTGTTCGAGCGGGAGCGCCGTCCTCGTTCACTCAAATATTTTTATGTGAGGGCCATATGGACCATATCTATCACGTTATCTCCAGTAGCGGCGAAAGTGGGTAACCCTCGTTTGAATCCGGTCTAACTTCGCCCACCCGGTCTTGTAATTCGACCGAATATGTCATCTGACAAAATTTGCCGCATGCTCCTCGTATCACTGCTAGCTAGATTGTTGAGATACCAGCTATCTTCGCACCCGCATGTCGGACATTGCTCCGGCTTCTTACCTCTACCTTCGGTGTCGCATTCTACGCAAAGCCACCGCCAATTTTGATCATGCGAATTCATAGTAGCACCCCCCATTCTCATATTCGTCACGCTCTTGCATGCTCTTCAAAAGCCGAATTCCTCGTCTCTTCAGATTTAGAAGTCCGTTGATTTGCTCGCCCGTCAGCTTCTCGTGAGCGAGCAAGGCGTCGGCAAGACGGCGGACATCGCTTCGGCGGCGCTCGATGATGGCCGTCGCTTCACGCATGCTGTTCTGCAGCGACTCTTCGACCTGTTTTCTGATGTCTGGATACAACCGTAGCGCCGTCAAAGCGTTGTCTGGATCAGACAGGTAAGTTAAACTCCCGGACTGACCGGTGCACAAATACATCCGCGCTAGCCAGTGCGTTGCCACTCTTAGATCATACGTCCCCGTATCAGAGCGCTCCTCGAAAAAGATGTCTTCTGCTGCCAGACCGCCGATAAGCTGTTTGACCGAACTCAGAATTTGCGAAGACGTCATGATATGGCGCTCGCTTTCTGAAATGCGAACCGTTACGAAGCCGCCGAATTGACTATCTACTCCCTCAATGACCTCCCGCTTGACTTCCGCTCTGACCACTTGTTTTCCAAGTTCGAGCGCGACAATCGCGTGTCCAGCTTCGTGAATTGCGGCGCGTTCTAAGTTCTCAGGCGACATCGCCACGCGCTTCGGAAGAGCATTCAGCAGATCAGCAAGCGTTACCTCTCGCCTTTGCCGACGCGCAGTTCTTCTAGCGTCTCGCACGAGGCCTTCGAGCCACGCACCAGCCATGCCCTCGGTGTTCTCGACAACTGGCGACAGGTCAGCACCTTCAAGATCACCTTTTAGATGAAAACGCAGGATTCCCTCGCGCGCTGCCGCATCGGGTAGGGGAATTTCCACAAGCTTGTCGAGACGCCCTGGTCGACGTAACGCCGCATCGATTTTGTCAGCATGGTTCGTAGCGCCAACGACGACGACGCCCTCACGTCCTGCTGCTCCGTCAAGACACTCTAAAAGTCCGTTCACTGCTCGACGGATGTAATCGCTGCCGTCGCTATCGCTTGAGCTCGAATTCCGGTCGCCCGCTGAATCGAATTCATCAATAAAGAGGATGCAGGGCGCTTGCTTTTGAGCCTCGTCAAAAGATTTTTGCATGGCTTTCAGATAGTCGCCGAGGTGGCCTTTCGCCTGCCACTGCGCCATCGAAGTAGCTACCAACGCGACGTCGCAAGTGCGAGCTAATGCTGAAGCGAACGTTGTTTTCCCAGTGCCTGGAGGTCCGTAGAGAAGCACACCACGATCTACATCCGACCATGAAATCCTGCCTGCCTGCCAGTCTTCCAAATCCCGAGCCAGATCGCGACCCCATTCGCCAGCAGCCCCCAAGCCGTGCAGATCGTCAAGCGTGGGTTCGTCCGTATCTAGTGCAGGCTTGATGTCAGTCCGCTCACCAAACTCTGCGGCTTCAAGCCATGCGTAGGCCAACTCGAAACTGTGGAGAGGATCTCGACCTTTGGAAAAGATATTCATGAGCTGTTGAATCGGCACAGCCATCAGCTCGTCGCCGATCTTAGCATCGAGCCAGAAATCAGACTTCACATGCTTCTGGACGGCAGCTTCAAGAGCTGCAGGAGAACATCTGATCTCGATGTCGGCATCTACGAAGCGTCCGACTTCAGGCGGAATTTGATGATCTTTCGTGGCAAGAATGAAAACACGGCGGTGCTCAAAAAGGCGCGAAAGGAGAGCTTTCGACGTCTTTTTGCTGTCGTACGCATACTGCTCAAGGTAGACCAAAATCGACTTCGCTGGATGCGGCCCGCGATATCGCTGGCGCATGCCGTCTGCCAAGACTTCTTCGATACCAACGCCAAAGATATCGACTTCATCGGTGCTGGCGCAGCGCAGCACGAGCGTACACGGACACTTTGCATCAAAGAATTTTTCAGCGGCGGCTGGTGAAGCGGCTTTCAGGCTGTCGACAAAGATCTCGTATAGCAGACCGACCTTGAAGCCGTCGATGATCGGGTCAAAAAGAGAGCTTTCTGACGCTTTCTCATCTTCGGTGTCGCTGACCCATTCCATATCTCCGAGGTCGATGTCGTTATGGTTGTCTACGGCTTCCTTTGCCATTTGTGGTTTCTCCTTGAAGTTGGGGCGCTCGACCTGAATTTTTCAGGGAGCGGGAATGCGCATGCGTAGTCGTGATGTATGTGCGTCCGACGTCAGGCCGTGACGTAGGTGGCCAGACCGGGCAGGGCGGCTTTCAGATGCTGGAAAGTTCGGGGGGTGAATGTGACATCTGGCAGGTCGACACCGACGTCGCGGGACATGCCGACGGAGTCGAGCGTCCCATGGCTATGACCATAGAAATGGACGGCACCTTTGTTACTGGTTGGCCATACGCGGTGTGCGTAGTGCGACAGGAAAAGTCTCTCGCCGCCGTCGCTAGTGAGCAGCGTATGCCGAGGTTCCTGATCCCAGTCTAGCTCAAGTAGATGTGGGAGGGCGTTGCCAGCTCGGTCGACATCATGGTTGCCGAGGACCAAAATCTTGCGGCCATTTAGACGTCGGAAAATCTGCTTCGCATGCGCTGCGCCGCCAAATGCGAAATCACCGAGGTGGTGGACGATGTCAGATGGCCTCACGACGCTGTTCCAAGCGTCTACCATTGCGTCATCCATCTCACTGACGGATGAAAACGGACGTCCACAAAGGCCGATAATGGCTTCATGCCCAAAATGAGTATCTGAGATGTAGAATTTTTGCACGTAGGACATGCTAGGTTCCTTTCGAGTACGGAGATGAATGCAATGAAAACAGGCGATTAGCCTGCTAGATTCATGCAGTCTTACGTATCGAGTTTAGGAACCTCATGTTTACGCCCCGGGATGACACCCATGCCGGAAGTAGTCCGGCACCAATGTCGTGGGGAGGCGTATACTGAGATCTCTTTGCTCTTTCAAGTGCCTTCAAGTGCCCATTCTAGGAAACCGTGTGAGGCACAGTCTCAATATTCGTAAAATCTTTGACCTCCGGTGAGCTAATAACACTCTTGCAAGTGTCCATCGCGGCTAGCGGATTACCTCGCATCAGCGCAATTGCATACGAGCGCCACCAATTCGGAAATCTTGGGTTCGCCGCGATGACGCTCATCGTCCGCGAAATCAGGCCGCCCATGGCTTCATCTGCTCGCCCGATTTCGGGCCAGTCAGCGCTTAGGCGGTTGACGAAGTACTCGTTTATCCAAGCGGGATCGGAGCTCATCATGATGCAATCGAGGCGCTGCTGAAACTTTTCCGCCTGATCTTTGAAGTCAGATGACAACATGAATTGCAGGTGCTCGGGGACGGTCGCTGGATCAATAGTCTGAGGACGCGACGTCTCTTTCTTCGATACCGGAAGTCTCGGCTTCCTCTTCGGCTTTATGGTCCTCTTCTTAATCTCTTCGAAGATGTTGAAATCGTAGAGAATTTTCCAAGCTGCAGGGTCGTTACTATCCTTGGTTGCAATGCGCATCTGGCGGAAGAGGTCGAGAATGAGATCGGGGTCGTTCGGTACGAATATCCCGGTGGGCCAGCCGAACGCGTTTTTAGATCGCGACCACAGTACTATCTGCAGAGACTCGCCAGTGGCTTCGGGATGTTGAGATATTACGAAATCGATAGCCGATTTGTAGAAGCGCTCGTCACCAGGCATCACGGTGCCGAGCATTTCGAAAACGAGAGCTTTTTCGATGAGGTGCTTCGGATAGCTCTTCCGCGCAGGAGCTTCAGCTTCCGTGGGATTTATCAAAAACTTGGGTGCTGAAATAGCCATTATGAAATCTCCTTATATGTAATGAAATCGGGTTCGCTAATATCGTCATCTAATAAGCGGTCGGCGGCAAGCGTATCCGTGATGTAGGCGATGTCTTCAGGGGAGACGTCGCGTTGACCGAATGTGAATTCTTCTACCAGACCATCTATCCAGCAGCGGACGGTTAGCTCAATTTTGTGCTCTCCGGTGTAGATAATGTTCTGGATGACTGGGAAAACGCGCTCATCCACCTCTTCGTAGCTAAGTTCGTGGTCGGCCGTCCAGATAATCTCTCGGATGTTGGATAGATCGGGCATCGCGTCGGTCTCTTCAGGAGCTTCGTCTTCTAGAAGCTCCGTAAGCAGCTTGGTCGTTATATCATCGATGGCCGGATCGTAGTTTGCTGAAGTTTCTGGCTCAAGTTCGGGCGTCGGCTCGGAAGGCTGCGTGGGTTCAGCGCGTTCGAACTTTTGATCTTCTTCAGCTAGTAGCTCTTCGAAAAGCTGCATTCCGACGCTTGACGTCGTACCTTCATCCTCATTAGAGGTCGGGACGGTGGATGCAACTTCCGTTTTTGAAAGGTCCTGTCCGCGAGCCTGGCTACTGAGCTTTTCCTTCTTTGGCGGCTTGGGAACGATGCGCTTTTTACGCGCTTCTGATGCGATTGCGGCTTCTTCCCAGAATAAGCTCTTGACTTCATTCGACAAGAGATCAGGAGCCTGCACTTCCTCGGCACAAAACTGGAAAGCCGCTTCGTCAGGTCCGTACAGCTTGATAACGTTCAGAAGTCTTTTGCCGCGATAGTATCGGATGTCGTATTCTGGAGTAATTGGATCGGCGTCGAGCGCTTCTTTCAGAGCTATCTGCCAAGCTCCAAAATACGAAATGTTCATATCTTGGCTGAATCCGCTGAAAGCGCGCTGTACACGCTGCCAAACGTAACTGTTGACGCGAAATTCTGGCGCATCCACGCCGCCGACACCTAACAACCTGTGAGTGCGTTTGTTAAACGATACGCGTGTGAGATGATGGCTAGGCGCGCGCAGGATTACATGGAAATCCACGCGTTCAAGCGGGCGTCCACGCGCTTCCTTTCTGATTTCTTCTACGCTGATATTGAAGCGGCGGACGGTCGCCAGTTCGTAGACGAGTTTGTTCAGAACCCGCTGGCGGAATTTCCCGAAGTTCATCTTCCCGGTGTCGAGCGGGAAGCCCGTCCACCGATAGAGGTCCTCAAGAGACGCCGATACGACAACCTTGTTCTCTCCGTCAGGTGTCCACTTCTGGCGCGCAGCCGCAGCTGCAAAAATCCGGTACAGCCGCACAGAGTACTTGGATTTCATCTGCGACAGGGGGGCGAGTTCAAGATACGCATAAGCTGGCATCGAACGCATCAGAATGCGGATCGGCTCGGGGAGCGAGTAGCGGATGACGTCTTCGCTCTCGTTTGTTTCCAGGTAGCTAAATATAAGAGGGACATCTTCAAAACGGCGGCTCTTCTTGGTGCCGTAGCTGACGGTCGTAGCCATCAGGCGTCTCATAGAGACTTTCAAGGCGTCTCTTCGTGCATGAGTACCCAGGAACTTCAGAGCGGTCGCGACTGGTAGAGACGTGAATTCGGCCGTCATGCCTTTGTCCGCTTCGTACGCAGCGGATACGAGCAGTTCATGCAGCGCGGCATCGTCTGCCGTAAGGATGTCTGACGAGGTGATTTCCACGCTGTCGAGCATCTCCAAGGGTCGGGGACTCTCGGGTGCAATTTTTGAAAGCTGGCTTTCCGTAATCGCTTTCGTAATGGATCCGCGTGTGGCGGGCTGAATGAGTTTTTTCATAATGGGTACTCAGGGTTTGTAATACCAGTGTGAGTCGTCGGCGGAAAATAAGTCAAGCTGTTTAGATGACGCCGTTCCAGAACGTGTCATTTGGACAGATGGGTGTTTAGATGACACGGATGGGAAGTGTGTCATTTAGAGGCGAGGGTGTTTATATGACGTCGTCGTAGACTGCGTCATATAGACGTTCAGATGACACGATTTCGGGGTATGTCATGTAAATCGGTTTTGGGATTTGTGTCATAAAAACAATGTTGACGAGCCTAGGCTGTGCAACGGTTTGCAGCGGTTTTCCCCGAGCGGGATTTTGACGATTCTAAATAGAAGATTTTGGCGGTCGATTTTCTTTCCTTTGGTTTAGACCAGCCGTGCCTGCTCCGCAGGGGGTGCTCCGCACTAGGACTGGGTCGAGCAGAGTGATGAGCCGTGGCGGATTTGATGAGCGTTGCACGGCTCACGCGATTGTCGGTCAGTCCGTTGGTCTCGTAGAGGTCCTTCCAATTATCTCGTAGAGACGGTGGTTTGGGATTTGTGTCATAAAAACAAAGTGGACGGGATTGGATGAAACAACGGTTTGCGGAGGTTTCCCGCAGGTCGCATTTTCCCGATTCTAAATAGACTAGTTTGAGGTCGAATTTTTCGGATTATTGATTCAATTTTTACCGTGCTGCTTCGCAGTGGAAGGGACTGGTCGAGTATAGTTCTGGAGCGTAGTGCGTTTCGCACGGTGGATCAGTAGACACTGCCATGTACCAAACAGTGCACTTCGTGAGAGGCGCACAGGAGCAGCAGTTTAACGGGCGCGTTTCAAGGTGGTGGCACTGGAGTAAGGCCGGAGGGATGAAAGGCCTTAAACCGCACGGCAAATGCTCGGAATAGCTAAAAGCGGATCAGTGCTGGTGATGAGCCGTTGCACGGATGGTGTCGTTGTACGTCTCGCAGGACGTTGCGAGAGGTCCTTCCAATTATCTCGTAGAGACGGGGGGTTGGGATTTGTGTCATAAAAACAAAGTTTACGAGCCAAGGCTGTGTAACGGTTTGGGACGGTTTTCCGCGAGCGGGTTTTTCCCGATTCTAAATAGACAAGATCGAAGTCGGTTTTGTTGGATTATCGATTCAGTTTTTGCCGTGCCGCTTCGCGGGGAAAGGACTTGGTCGTGTTTGGGTCTGGAGCGTAGTGCGTGTGATTAGCGACGCAGTGCCGTCGGCGGATTTGATCTGCCTTTTGTCACTTGCAAGCTCCAACGGCACTCTTCTCGTATCTCGTAGAGACAAAGGAAGGAGCGAGAGATGATGAAGTTGGAGATGACAATGCCGAGACCAATAAACATGACGGATGTGGGACAAGCCAAGGCGGCACGCCAAGCCCAGTACCGCATCAAACTACGCCAGCGGCGCGAGCCGGAAGCGGATCGTGTAGATACGGCCCTTTCTCAAGCACTTGTGGCTTTTATGAGCTACGTGTCGGAAGAGAGGCTCGAAGCGCATAAAACCGTGGTGCAAATGCTCCTGAGGGCTACTTTAGATTTGCTAATCGATGCGGGATACGATGCAGATGCTGCTAAAAAGGTTCTGCATCGCCGGGTTTCTTCTTTAAGCCGTCCAGATATCGCCGAGTTCATTCGTGTTGGACGGTTGGATAAGCGTATCAAAACGGCTCACTGAGCTGCTCCCCCCATTACTCCCAATCCTAGAATCAAAAATCTGGCGTTTCTCGAAGAGACGCTGGATCGTCTCTGGCGGTAGTTTCTTGCAGGTTTCCCGCATCTCCTAGTGCACATACTGCGGGAGATTTAAGCCATGCAAAAATCAGCACATATTGCCAGCCTAGCGACACGTTTGAACAACCTCGAACAGAAAGTCGACGCACTACCCGAGGGCGAGGGTGGAGGAGGAGGTGGTGGAAGCGACGTCGACATGCAACGGCTCATCAGAGCAATGATGCTGGATGCCGGGACGTCGGCGGTCATGCCAGGAAACATCGTCGAGGAGGTCTACTATTTCGACATCAACACGAGCAAGTCGCTCGCTGGGTCCGTGTTCGGCTCATATCACCACAATCCGACCAACTACACGTCGTGCAACCGGGTGAGCTTTTTCAGCCAGACCTTGGCGGGCTACGGCGGGTATTTCAGCTTCTACGACGCTTATCCGAACACAAGATCTCTTGCCGGGGCGATTTTTGCCGGAGGATATGAGGATTATTTCGCTGACACGACAAAGCGATCTCTTTCGGAGTCGGTGTTTAGCTCTCCAGCAGCCGTCGAGTACTGCCAAACGGCGGCTGGCGGGCGGGGCCTCTTCGCTAAAATCTTCGGGAGTGAAGCGTCTCGCTTCAATCGAATGCAGACTGTGCACGGCTCCGATCTGTCATCCGACAATAAGAATTTGCTGGATCTCCTAGTGACGCTCCGCAGCGAAATAAACTCGCTGAAGAACCGAGTAGCGTACTTGGAATCGAGACTTTGATTTGACAAAAAAAGAATTGAAACTTGCATCTGACCACGCCATCTTATGTCTATACAGCAATGAGTTTTCCTTCCTTTCCTTGTTGCTGTATTTTTAAAGTCGCCTGCGAAGAGTTTTAGGGTTTCTCTTCGCAGGCATTTTTAAAAGTGAGAGTTCTATGAAGTTTGACGTCCAATTTGACGAACGTGCATTGCAGAAAACCCTGTCTTCCATCCAGCGTGACGTCCTCCCTAAAGCCGCCGCAGGCTTTCTGAACGGGATCGCTTTCGAAGCTCAGAAAGCCCTTAAAGACCACACCGCCGAAGCTTTCGATGGTCATGTAAAATTTACCGAGAGGGCGTGGAAGGTGGAGAAAGCGAAGCCAAACGCGGCGCCGACGTCCATGTTTTCGGAAGTCCGTGCTCAGCCTGCACAAGCGGCTTATCTTCGTTTCCAGATCGATGGCGGCGTCCGCAAGACAGGTGACGCTGGTTCAGCCAGACATGGCCTATTCGTTTTCGGCGCGAAGAAGAACAAGGCTGGCAACATTAGGTGGGGCTACCAGAAACAGCTCACGAAACAGCTCGGTGAAGAGCGTTCAAAGCGGAAGGAGATGCGGTCAAAGAGAGTCGCCGCGAGGGCTGCTGGCGAACGAACGTCTCCGTTTGCGTATTTCCGTGCTGTTAGGATCCGTCCTGGCATCTTCTTTGGCGATGTCGGCGGCTCGCTCGGCTACTGGCAGCGTCCGAAGCGGTCGAAAGCGGCTCGCAGGCGCATCCCAGGCATTATTTCGGTGCGTCCGACTGAGAAACTGAAGCCGCTGCTGTCGGTAGCGGATCGCGCTCGGTACAAGCCGAGATATCTATACCAGAAGCAGATATCTAAGGCGCTCAGCCTGAGGGCTAATCAGGCGTCGTTTGCGCACGAGCTGGACAGACAGCTCAGGAAGAGCGGGCGGTGACGGCATCAGCTCGCAGCTCAGAACAGTGCGAGAAAAGCCTCCCAAGTGTTCTCTGCTGCCAGACCGCCCAAAAAACCTGCAACTCCCCAACCCCATTTCCAAACGGACGCCCGCTGGAAACCTTGTGCAGTCCCTTTAGCTTTGAAGATGCGTATCCATTGGTACCAAAGCCATTGTCTCCAAGACGCTTGTAGTCCTTCGCTGGTGAGGTAGTGGTAGTCGACCAACCTCTTCAGATCGGCGTCCAATCTGCTACGGAGCTGATGCCCTGTGAACCGACCATGTCTGAGAAACACATGCTTCTCATGGGTCGACATCAAAGCCGATGTGCAAGGGTACAGCACTATAGCAACCGGGCCAAATGCGGAGAGAGAATATAAGAGCTTGGATCCATTTTCCAGAATTGGCTGACCTTGGATATTGGGATAGCTGAGTCCTCGTTTTCCGAATCCAATTTCTATCGTATCTGAATCAGCTAGGCGGCAAATGAAGTTGGTCAGTGGGATGACGTCGTTCGCGAGAGGGTTCCTATTTACGATCTCCATAATGAGGTCCTTCGTCGCGTACTCGCGGAAGTATTCGAACTCCATCTTCGAAGCTCGTCTGATGTGTTCGGCTTTGACATAGGGAAACCGGTCCATCAGGGCTAGCGTACCCTCTCTTTGTTCCTAATGGCATTCACCCTTACATGTCCCCGGTCTGGAAGAACTGCCTGACTTTCATCATGAAGGTCTTGAAATCCTTATTCTCATTGGCAAGTCGGCTGCACATCGGCCACTCAATATCTGGCTTCTCACGAGCTGGGACTAGTATCTCGCTTTCGACAGGATTTTCCTCATCGAGACGGATAAGGCCGATGCCGTGCATAGCGTATAGAATCCGCAACTCCTTGAGCGTCTCCGCGCCTTCGAAGTTTGCTGCAACCAGATAGCCGAAATTTGCCCAAGACGAGTTAGACACGGCTTGGAAATATGTCTCGCGGGCGTTTGACCGGTTGATCAAAAGCTTTACTTCAAAGGACCACAGCCGGATTTGCCGATCCCTGCTTTCCCGCACGGCCGTTATCACTTCTGGGTGAAGGCCTGTTGTCAGGTTCTCCATGCCAACGACGTCGGGAAACAGCCACTTGTTTCCACCCGAGCCATAAGCATTCGATGACCTTTTCTCATCGATCCTAAAGCCCCGAACGTTGTGCTCGGCTTCGAGGAACTCAATGAGCATCGGGTAGAGATCGTGTTCTGAGCGTCGGGGTGTGACCTTTTCGACTTGTTTTGGAGCATCACGCTCGGCAACATCAATATCGACTTCTATATGCCCGCTGCCGCCGCTCTCAACTTCCTCCACTTCCTGGCGTTCAGTCTTCTCCGTCCAGTAGAAGAGGCGAGGGCGGACACCCTCCGTTGTGCGAAGTTGCGGCATCTGCCGCTGCCATTGCGGGCGGTTTGCGCCTATCTCAGCGACGATCTGGTTGAGCAGTTGCGTATGATTGTGAAGGGATGCACTCTTCTCAAGCTTTGCTGCGGACGCCTCGGGATATGTCTCGGTAATCCACACTGCTATGTCGCGGGCTTTGTATCGCTTGCCGGGGTTTGCGGACAACAGCTCAACCACGCGTTTTCTTAAATCGAATTTCATAGAAGCCGTCACCAGTGTTACAACCCGTCAGCAAACTTTCCGCCATAGAGCGTCGAAATCGCTGACTTCGCTTGCCATGTAGACGCCTAAAGTAGCACCCATCCCGATATATCGCTCAGCACCTGAGTAACCGCCGAAGCTGTTTCTGGCATTCACGGTGCCGCATACGACTGGACCACCAGATTTGTAGGAAACATAGTCGTTCGCGAACTTCGCGCTGTCTGGATCCTTTAACTTTTGCTTTAGCAGCCTTTGGTTGTTGCAGATCCAAACGAATTCTTGGCTGCTCGAAAGTTTCTCGACCGTGGTCTCGCCATGCAGCGGATACCATGGTTCCTAGCATGGCGATTACGCCAAACGCGATAAGCATCTATCACCCACCCGACTTACTAACCCTACGTCTATTTGCCACAGAGATCGGCCATTTACTACTACGTTGTCGAAATCGAAGTGGGCGTCTGCGACAACGCCTGGATCCAAGATTGCCGAGCAGTCCTTCGAAAAAGTTGACCGGGGACCCTGTAAGTTCTTGGTTCAATGCGGGTAATTGGCGACAGCACCCTGTCGGTCTTTCCGAAAATTTTTTTATCCAGTCATCATCAGCACCCCCGACTAGCTCAGTCACCCCACTCTGGAATCTTGCAGACGCTCGATGCCCAATGAATTCAACAAGTTTTGAGTTCAAAGGGAGCGGCGATGACTACGAAGACGCCAAAAAAGAGGGTGCTGAAAACTGGCGACGAGAACACCGCGATGTCCAGCACAGAGCGTAACATCTCATCAGCACGCCGCGCAGCAGCGAAAAAGCGCTATGTGTCCTTGGCAGAACTCGCGAGCTTTCTCGAACGGGACCGGAATACCGTCGCTAAATGGCCGGATGCCGGACTTCCATATGTCGAAAAAGCGGATCGAGATCTCGGAAAACCCTGGATTTTCGACACGGCTGAAGTCGTCCGCTGGCTTGAAAAGAGAGCCGCCGACACCACTGCTGAGAAGCTCGGCAACATAGCTATCGATGGTCGGACGTCAGAAGAGGAAGCGAAGAGACGTCGCGCTGTAGCGGCCGCTATTATCACAGAGCTGGAAGCCGCAGAGGCGGTCCGAACGGTTGTCCGTGTCTCTCATGTCATCGAGAAAATCGCGGCTGATTATGCTGAAATCCGCAGCCGCCTTATGTCATTACCGGACGCTATAGCTGGCCGTGTTGAGGCTGGTGTCGCTCAGAAAGTTCGCGAAATCGCTGATGAGCAAGTCCGCACCGCATTGAAAGCCTTACGCGTAGATCGGGATTTTGAGCAAGCTGAGGTCTAATCAGCATGTTTGACGAGGCGCTGGACGTCAGTTTTGATCATCTAGATCTGTCGGAAGCCGCCTTCGCTTTCGACAACGCTATCGCTGATCTGCGCAATACGACGCTCCAGATCCCACCATTCAAAGATCCAGTTGAATGGATTTTCGACAACATTGAGTTGCCGAAACAGGCCACTTTTAGACCCGGAAACATGCGCCTCAACGGCTTCCAGCGTCCAGTAGCGCTTGATGCTCTCGACCCCGAAGTTGACCAGATCACTGTGCTGAAAGGCGTGCAGGTCGGTTGGTCCAGCTTTCTGAAAGCGATGCTATTCTACGGCATCAGCTATCTGGCGTTGAAAGCCATCCTCACCCAGCCCACCGACGACGATGCCAAGGGCTATTATAAGGACCAAATCGAACCGCATTTTGGCGACGTCCTTGCTGGCATCAGACGGTCACCAGCACGCGGTGAGGTGCAAGACACCTGGGACGAACACCGCTTCAACAACGGGGCTCAGCTGTATTTTCGTGGTGCTGCTTCTGATGATGCCTTTCGAAGGATCAGCGCCCAGTGGATGATGGCTGACGAAGTCGATGCTGAGGCATGGCAGCCGAGGTCAGAAAAGAAGGCTCAAGCCGATAAACTAGCCCTCTACCGAGATCGCGGCACAGCTTTCATCGACAGTAAATTGTGGGTCGGCTCGACACCTCTCTCACGCGAAACGTCGCTCGTATGGCGGGAATGGAGCCTGTCGGATCAGCGCCGTCTTCATATCGCATGCCCGCATTGCGGCACCGTCCAGTATCTGAAATGGGGGTCGCCAAAAACTGATTATGGCTTCCGCTGGACGGTGAACGAACACGGCCATGTGACTGAGGCGTGGTATCAATGTGAAGGCGAGGGATGCCGCATCAATGAGCACCACAAAGAAGACATGGTGGAAGCGGGCGAGTTCATCCCGACAGCGATCCCGAATAGACCCGGACATAGGGGATACCACTGGCCTGCTTGGCATTCCTCTGCACCGAAAGCGCGGTGGACGATCCTTGCACAGCAGTGGCTCGACGCCCAAGGTGACACCGAACTCCTAAAACGGTTCATAAATAACGTGCTCGCCGAGCCATGGGACGACCTCGGCGGCGAAGTCATCGACAGTGACAGCCTGAAATCTCTCCGTATCCCGTACCGTGCTGAGGTGCCGGATGACGTCGTCGTATTGACCGCTGGTGTCGACACCCAAACAAACAAGGAAGGCTTGAAGGGCGGAGACCACGACCGCATCGCCTCGCGTGAGATCTCGGTCTTCGGCTGGAATAAGAAGCGCATGCCACGGCTCATTATGCACAAAATCATCGCGGGCGAGCCGGGAGATGCCGATGCCGACGCCGAGCTTGATGAAATTCTCAACAGACGTTTCCAGAAGGCCGACGGGACGGAACTAAGAATTCAGGCTTCGTCTATCGATCTCGGAGGCGACTATGGCGACCAAGTGAAAGCTTTCGCGAAGGCGAGGGCGGCTCGAAGAGTATGGGCTATCAAGGGCGCGAACAAGTCTAAGGGCACCAGATCATCGTCAGTTTGGCCGCGCAAAGTGTCCCGCTCCACGCGCAACGGCAGTACGTGGTACATGGTGGACACGCAGCTTGCGAAAGACGCCATCGGACGCATGCTGGCTATTCGTGGTCCGGGTGCTGCGACTTTCCCGTCGACGTGTGACGATGCGTATTTCGAAGGCCTGACAGCCGAAAAGCTGCTCATCGACAAAAAAGGAAATAGGCACTGGCAGCGTAAAAAGACGAGCCAAACGGGGGAAGAATGGGACTGCCTCATCTACGCCTATGCCGCCCTCTGCGGCCTTCAGATGTCCTCAGCATCGTATCGCGACTTGAATCTTGCAGCGCGCAAGCTGGGAATAGAAGACGTGTTGCCGCCCCACGATCCCGAGACTGGCGAGCTTCTGGATGAACCAGAACTCACCAACGTTCCAGTTAGAACAAATAGAAAACGCGAGGCAGCACACCCGCAACGGCATGGTGCCGTGGCTGAGGAAGAGACGTCAACGGTGACGCCCAAACCGAAGCCGAGGCGGAAGAAAGTAACTGGCGGACGCGTCGTTTCGAGCCGTCGGTGGTGAGTTTGATTTGGAGATTTTGGATGAGGTTATTTCGATTTTGGACACGCGAGCAATGCACGGAAGCCATCATTGCACTTGAAGAAGGCCTCGCTTCCGGCGCTCAGAGCATAAGCTATCCAGCTGGCGGTTCACTCTCCTACACGACATTTGAGAATGCCGAGAAGCTTCTCCGCGCCCTCTATGGTCGCATCGATGATCTCGATGGACGTCGCGGTAAGAAGCCCGTCCGCATCGTCCCATTCATCGTGAAGAGGGGGTACTGATATGTCGGTTCAAGCCTCTAGCTCACGCACCTCCAAGCCCGCAGCCAGACGCGTCCGAACGCACGCCAGATCAGTCCGTTCGTCCTCATTCCTATCTAATGTGTTCAGCGCTGCTAAGAACTTTTTCGAAGCCGCCTCAAACTCAAAATTCATCGAGCAGGCGGTAGACGTCGGACCCAACGGCCATAACAGCGAGATCGAGAAAGTGCGGCGTCGTTCGCGCTGGATGTATGCCAACGACTCTTTCTATCGGCAGGCATGCCGACAGGTTGCGAATAACGTCGTGCACTACGGCATTAAACCCGTCATTAAGGACAAGGCGCTCTTAAAGCTTTGGAATCGGTGGCAGAAAGAAGCAGACGCGCGCGGACGTCTGGACTTCTATGGCCTGCAGTATGTAGCGGGTTTCGTCATCCCGCGTGACGGCGAGGCTCTTGTTCGCTTCCGGGAACGACGTCCAGGTGACATGCGTAGCGGAGTGAATTTCCAGTTACAGATGCTCGAAGCCGACCATCTTCCGCTTGCATATACGCAGCAAGCGCCCAACGGACATTGGATCGTGAGTGGCGTCGAGAGAGACCTAATCGAGAGACCGTCTGCATACTGGATTTACGATTACCATCCAAAGGACTGGCAGGGCACCGGGAAGCAGTCTTTTGAACCCAAGCGCGTGCCAGCGGAAGACGTCTTGCACATCTATATGCCGGAACGCCTGAGCGATAGCCGAGGCTATCCGTGGGGCGCATCTGCGCTCAACATTACCGAAAGAATTCGGACGTCTGACGAGGCTCAGGTCGAGAAACAGTTGACGCAAGCAGGGTTCGCTGGCGCTTTCAAGAAACCTCGCATGGCTGGCGACGAACCAGAGGAGTTCGATGCTGAGACTGATGAAAATGGCAGTGACTTTGTAGCAATTGAACGCGGAAGTTTTGCAGTCGTGCCTGAGGATTGGGACGTCGAATTCGCGCCCCAGACCACCTCTGATGCGAACTACGGTGTTTTCCGCCGTGAGCATTTGAGCGGTCTGGCGGTCTCAATGGGCCTTGCCGTCGAGCACATCACCATGAATTTCGAGAAATTGAACGACCGCACCTATCGGGCAGTAATGTTGGAGTGCCTTCGCTTCATTGAGAGCGTGCAATACCATGTGTTCGTCAACCAGTTTTGCAAGCCAGTGTGGCGTCGTTTCTTGAGCTACGCGGTCCTCCATGGTCTTTGGACGGTGCCAGAAGGGGAGGAGCTTGATGACCTATTTGAGGTCGAATGGATGACGCCAGCGCGTGGTCATATCCATCCGCTTCAAGAGATCACGGCTTTCTCAGAAGCAGTCAAAAATGGCTTCACCAGCCGCAAGCGGGTTGCCGCTTCTTTCGGTGAAGACGTCGAAGATATTGATCTCGAAAACAGCGAGGATCAGACGAGAGCCAAGTTGTTGAAGCTGCTTTATCCGATATACGAGAAGCTGATGTCAGACGAAGAGCGGAAGCAGATTCTGGCGGCATATGATGCAGAGCCAGAAAAGCCTGAATTCGTGAATTGATCAAAGGAAGGCTGACGATATCGTCAGTCCTGGACGACGCGTGGACAGCTCGACGGTTCTTCCGGCTAAAGTGTCGATGCCATACGGCGCATGGATGATATCTGATTGTCCAGGCCCGTTTCAATTTCTTTCACAATCTGTCCTAAAACTAAATCAGAACAATTGCTTGACAAAAGTCGCGTAGATGCTGATGCATGTCCTTGCGCAAACCTTGTCTCTGTCTCGGGATCAGAAAGGTGTTTTTCGATCACCTCTTTATATTTTTCGTAGGCCTTTCCATAAGCGTCACGAATGCTCTGTTTGAAGTTCTCTACAGTTGCCTCTGGGTCTTCGGTTTTACGGCATTTTGCGACGGCTTGGCGACTGCCCCAGAGTGTCGCCCCGTATTTTCCGGTATTGTATATTGATTGCACTACGTTGAGGTTGCGCCGTTCTTGTGCGAGGCCCTGCGCGCCAGCCAAGGAAGTAGCGGCAACAGAGCATAAAACTGAGAGCGCAGTGAGGGAATTCCTCATTGTGCAGCCCTCCGAGTGTCGAGTTTTGGCCAATTAGCAGGTCGTGGTGCCGTCGTTCCAGATGCGCATTCCCCAGCATAATCGGGCTGCCCGCGCCCCCAACGACCGCGAACTTGCATGTCGTACAACCTACCTTCTGCTTGTTTGATCGCCTCACACTCGCATTGCTCGTTCCGGACTTTCTCTTCAACGTTGTACAGGCGATCCACGCAAAGACGCTTATTTCGGGCGATAATCCCTTCAGGGTTCGGGCACTCGAACCGAAGGTCATCCATCGCGTTGTGATATGATACGTTGGGATCGGTTGTCAGCCGTATCTCCACGAATCTTCCTGTAATGCACGCGCAATCATGTTCGGCGGCAAATATGTGATTAGACGCGCAGTACCCCTGAAGTGCTTGAGTATCAGCTTCCAGCTTTTTTTTTGCTTCGGGCTCCATTGCTACATAGAGTGCTTCAACTTCTGTAGATAACGTCAAATCTTGCGCAGATGCCAGGACACTAGAGAATGCGAAGAAAAATCCTCCAACCGCGATCTTCAACTTCATCACGTTCTCTCCATCTCTTTATCAATTCACATTACTGAACCAGCGGAGGCCTCAGTCGGCAATTTACCTTTTAGGATAAGCGTACGCACGTATCGCCGATTATCCTTTCGCGAATTCGCACTTAAATCTTGCAGACCCCGGCCACATCATCATCCGAGACAACGACTTCTGGGACGATAGATGCCGAAGCAGCTTCAGCAAAATCACGGTCAAATGCGCACTCGGGCTTTCGCTCGTGTGCCTGCTTCTGTTGACGTCGAGAAGAAGAGCTTCGGTATCGTAATCTCGACAGAGACGCCCGTCCGCAGCTTCATCCGGAATCCTGCTCAGCCAAATATGAACGCCGACGACTCGTATATCGAAGTCGATGAGGTCCTTCTGACGTCTGGCCTGGACTTCAGTCGCACGGCCGGAATGCCACTGGTTGACTGCCATGACACCTTTTCTGGTGTGAACACGATCCTGGGCAAAGTCGATGATGTTCGTTCGGTCGGCACTGAAGTCCACGGAACGGCGGTTTTAAACAGCAGAAACTCCGACCTGATCACAGATATTAATGATGGTCATTACAATCAGATCAGCGCGGGCTACGGCGTAAATTCATACGAGATCGAGCATCGTGACGGCGACGTGCCTGTTGCCTATGCGACCTCATGGACACTGTATGAGGCGTCGCTCGTAGCCGTAGGCGCGGACCCGAACGCCAGCGTTCGTAGTGCTGGTCGCACTATCCCGGCTCCGAAACTTTCCTACCGCAATAAGCCAGTAACGGCGTCGAAGAATTCAACACGCGCTGCTGAGCGCATCAGACGAAAATTGGAGAAACGTACTATGAATGAAGAAGAACTCGTAGAGCTGGTAGAAGCTGCAGAAGCTGCTGCTGAGATCGTTGAAGAGGCGGTCACGGCTGTTGAGGCTGCCGTCGCGGAAATTGGTGACGATGTATCCGACGAGGTGCTTGAGCGCGTTCGTAAGCTCCGTGCTGAGAGCGATGAAGAGCAGGAAGAGCGCAAGCGTAGCGACGACACCGAGGAAGAGCGCGGCAAGCGCAACGACGAAGAGGACAAGAAGGAAGAGGAAGAAATCCGTTCCATCCGTTCTATCGCAAAGTCATACGGCCTTTCGAAAGCTGTCGATGACCTCGTAGCACTCGGTACTCGGTCGAAAGACCTCAAGGCGTCCATCCGCTCCGCGATCATGTCGAAGGCCATGAATGCAAATTCGGGTGCTCGGTCTGACATCGAGCCGAAGCCTGTCCGTAAGGAGCCGAAGCTGACGTCCGCTCGCGACATCTACGCGAAGCTGAACAAGCGCGCCTAACCACTGTTCTTACAACCGATATTTTGGAGATTTTAGATGACAAGATTTTATAAGCAGCGCGCCAACCTAGCGTTTCTTCTGATGGCAGCAAGCGGCGACCGTTCGTTTGAGGAGATCACTGTTGCGGCTTCGGAAACACCGTATGAATCCGGCACCATTCTCGTGAAGGGCGTAGATGGCGTCTATGCGGCACTGACCGCAGCGGACGTCACACCCAGCGAGGAAGGCGATGTCGATGTCGAGATCGCGATCCTCGCGGCGCGCACCGTCTTCCAGTCTGATGACGAAGCAACTGACGCACCAGCTCTAGCCGTTGTTCGAGATGCCACGGTCAAGTCGTTCGAACTCGGGTTGCCGGAAGACGTCACCGTCGCCGACGTCCAGCCATATCTGGAGCGTCAAGGCCTCATCCTTCGCGGCTAATCGTTAGAACAAAACGCAAACATATTTTGGAGATTTAGATGGAACTCAATAACATTTTGAATAGCGGCAACGAGCTGTTTTCCAAGGTTGCTCTGACCGATTACGCGGTAAGCCAGCCATACGTGCCTGATCTCGTATCTAAGTGGCTGCCATGGCATAGTGAAGGCGTTCACCTTCCGACTGTCGCCATCGATTTCACGGACGGCACACTCGATCTGATTCCTGAAGCCGTTCGCGGTGCACCTGGTGATGCTCCCGAGCGCGACACTGACAGCTCTGTCATCGTCAAAATTCCACACTATCCGCAGCAAGACGTGCTCCTTGCTACCCAGTTTGAGGGCATTCGTGCGGCTGGGTCGGAACTGCTTGTGACGGTTGAAGGTGAACGGAACAAGCTGATCTCCAAATTCAGCAGGCGCAATAAGCTGATGTGGGAAGTTTCTCGGATCGGTGCCATCACTGGAAAGCTCTTGAACAGCAAGGGCCAAATTTCCAAAAACTGGTACAAGGAATTCGGCGTCCAGCAGACGAAGGCTGTTATCGACTTCGCGTCTTCGAACACGAAGCTGCGCACCGAGCTGGTAAAGGCAAAGGACAAGTCTGAGGACAACCTCGGCGAGTTCACTGCGGACCACTTCATCCTCATCGCAGGGAAGAACGCGTTTCCGTTGATCACGGATCATCCTAACTTTGAGAAAATTTTCGAGCGTCACAACGACGGTGCGATGCTGCGAGATGACATCTCTGGCGGCTTCCAGATCGCGTCGAATATCACGATGGTCAAGTACACGCGCAATAAGGTCGGCTCTCAGACGATTTTCGGCGACGATGACATGTACCTCGTCCCAATTGTGGATGGGATGTTTCAGACCCGATTTGGTCCGGGAACGGGCATGAGTGACCTCGGTGCTATCGGCCTTCCGGAATACGTCTCTCCGCACGACCTTCCGCACGACGAAGGCGTCGAGCTGAAGGCTCAGACCAACGTCATCAGCTGGGCTCAGCGCCTTCAGGCAATCGTCAAAATCGAAGCCAAGTGATCCCATATTGCCCGCGCTTCTCCTCTGGCGCGGGCATCAAGCCGGGGGCGGGTGGCTCCTTCTCGCCCTCGGTTTCTATTCGGAGCCAGATATTTTTAGGAGATTTTAGATGTCCATTCCTGTCGTAAAAACGGCCATTGCGCCATCAGGCGGCATGCCAGCGCACCCCGCGCCGAGCGCCGTTTCCATGAACGTGAGCCAGATTTCTTTAGACGCGGAGACGCCAGCATCGCACACTGTTGCCACGTCGACTTCGCTCATCCAGCTGTATCCGACATCGGACGTCCTCTTTTATACGGACAAGGAAGGCGAACCTTTCACTCCCGATTTTGGCATGCCTCTAGCTGCTGGCGGGTATTACAGCTTCTCGGTTGACGCCGGATGCATGCTCCATTTCAGCGCCGAGAAGGCTGCTCTCATCTACGTACTGGAGGGCTGAAGCCATGCTGAATCCCATCCTTCCAAGATCAACATCAAGCGGCGGAGAACCGCTCACGTCAGCAGACTTCCCCGAGGCTGACGTCATCGTCGGCGAGGACAAAGTGCTGCTTGTAATCGAAGACGAGTTTGCTTCGGCGCCCGTCAACAAATTGTTCGCGCCCATCATGAATCTCATCGACGGACTGCAGGATCAGATCGACAACATCGAACCCGGTGGGTCGGCACCTGCGCAATATAGCTCGTCAACAAATCTAAGCACGTCGGGCTTGGCGTCCGGTGCACCAGAAGTTTCAGACCAGGAGTAATTTTCATGACGATTCAAATGATCAACGTCGGCAGCGGTCCTAACGCGCAGGATGCAGACAGCATCCGCGATGGCCTCACAAAAGTGAATTCGAACTTCCTGCAAGTCGACAACCGCTTGAAGAAACTGGAACGCTCGGCTCACCCGTTCGGCGCTTACGAAGACCCAGGTTTCCCCCCATTTCCGGCTTTCACATATGGCGATAGGGCATGGGAAGGCTATACGTCGGTGGGCAGAATTCACGAAATTGACGGTCTGAGTGCGGCGAATATAACCGCTGGAGCTAGGATTTTTGCGATGTCGGCGACAAGGTATTTGCTCGTCGCAATCAACAATTCGAGCTTGATTGTGAAGGTCTTCGAGCTGAGCGAAAACGGACTTACGAAGTCTGCTGAACAGACAACATCCGTCGGGTCCTCAGCACGCTTATTTTCTGTTGCCGTCATCTCAGTGAACTTCGCGAAGATTTTCTATGTCACTACGTCCGGCTCATCTACCATCCAGTATGCAATCGAAGTCGATTTTACTGACGGAGTTTTGAACATAGGAGCAGTTCAAACCTCTGGTGCCATAAGCACAGCATCCAGCGTCATAACGCCGTCAAACAACTCGCGGGCTGCATTGCTTAATAGCTCATCCGCGATTTCATTCTATCGTGGCGGGACGACTGGCATCGGGCACCTCTGGGTGAGCAGGTATCAAACAGGGCAGGGACTAAATAGGCATCTCGACACTGCTATCGGCATGTCTTTTGCAGGAACGTCTACAAGCAATCCTTCTTATGACTACCTGAGCGAAGAGCGTTTCATCATTGCGTACGTCAGCAGCACCATTGACAGCGGCGATATAAAGCTCGGCATCTCCGTTGTAGAAGCCGACGACGGCCAGGTGAAGGTCCTTGGCACGACTCATTTCATGAGCGACGTCGCTGGTGGCATCTCTGTTTTCTCGCTCTCTCCGTCGCTTGCTATCGTGTCGTGGCAGGCTGGTGGCGTCCATCGCACAATCTCCGTAGGCATCAATGGTGATGGCCAACCATATCTGCTTGGCCCGGCATCAAGCTCTGGCGCATCTGGCACGCCACTCATTTGCGGCACACCCTTTGGCCAGACGTTGCTTCTGGCAGGCTCATGGCCTACGCCTGCAGATCCCGGTCGTCTTGTCCAGCTGGGAGTTGATACCGACACAGGTGTCATCACAGAGTCGGGCTCCATTGATTACGACATGTCCTGGGCAGCGGCTCAGGGCAAATGGCACGATATGATCCGCTTGGGCGAGAACAGGGTGCTGATAGCCGCGACGCCGACAGTGTCTCCGTACGGCGTCGTTCTCGATGTTCTTGATTTGGACGTCGCATGACCAAACACCCAGCATTCAAGCATCTAGCACGGACTGCTCACCGCGTTTTCAAAGAGCGCGGTGAGCATTTTTGGCGACCCTATGATCACGGAAACCAACTTCCGATAAGTCTTATTTTCAATGACTCATACGCTCCTGTAGATGCCGCTGGGGTGCAGGTGGAAGAGGCCCAACCGACGGCATTTATCCTCATCGATGATGCCCGACGTCTGGCACCGCATCGTGTAGATGTTGCTCTCGACATCCTGTTTTCAAACCGCGACGAACTGGAAATCAATGGCGTCGGATACGGCGTGGAATCTTGCAGAAGCGATGGCTACGCTCAGTTGGAGATCAAGCTTTACAGGAAATCTGACGACTAATGACGCATGTAAGAAAGCAAGTTCGTGATGGTGTGAAGGGCGTTCTCAAGACGCTGCCCGCTCTCTCATCCGTGCATTCTGAGAGCCGTCTTTATCGCTCTGCGCAGCGGACCGAGTTTCCGATGGCGCTGGTGTCGGTTTCCGAAAATGTGGAGCTGGCGGATCGCAATCCGGTCGGCAACAGGGTCCTCCAACGCAACATGAATATTGTCGTCACGCTAGCTGTCCGTGACAGCAACGAAGACGCCGAAGACCTGCTGGATGGGCTGGCGGCCGACGTCGAAAAGGCGCTCCTGATGCCGTCCAGTGTTGGTGCCGGAAAGCTCATGCATTGGCGTTTTACAGGTGCCGGAGCGATGACAGGCGAGCCGACGGGAGACGGGGTTATCGTCGTCCAGCCTCTGAATTTCAGTTGCTCGATTTTGACCAGGGACAGTGACCCAACAACGAATTTACACCAATAGTTTTTTGGAGACCGAAAATGGCAACATATGCATTTCAGCAGATCACAGATGCTCAGAGGATTTCGGGCGGTCAAGTCGCTTTCAAGCCTAAGGGCTCGAACAAATACGTCAGCCTCGGCTCGTGCCCATCTGTTGAGTTCACCCCGAATATCACTGAGGTAGAAAGCTACAGCGCCGAATTCGGTGACAGACGTCTGATTGGCAGCTGGGCCGTGGGCAAGGACGGCACTATCAATCTGACAGTCGAATCGTGGACGGAGATCCTGTATCAGGCGCTCTTCATGTCTGAGAAGAAGTACATCAAGCAAGCGGCAGTAACTTCGGCAACGATGACCATCGAAGACGTGGCTGTGGGCGACATCTTCAAGATCGACGGCATGAACCCTATCATCGTTGAAATCACCGACGGCGATACAGGTTCACTGGTCGAGGATGAGCATTATACGGTTCACCGCACCGGTTTCGTAGAAGTCATCGCGTTGCCTGAGGGTTTTGGGTCGGATGCCATTGTCGAATACGAGCTGCCTGAGATCACGGAAGCCGACAAGCTTCTCGACCTTGGCATCATGGCGATGTCCGGCGTTCGCGGCGAACTCGTCGTTGTAGGTGTCGTCGCGGACGGCATGCCGGGCTCGGAAACGGAGCAGACATACTGGGACGTCGAACTTCGCCCGAGCGGCGCGGTGCCGTCTATTGACACCGAAAATTTGAACAGTGCCACGCTCACAGGCCGCGTTTTCGCGACGTCAGGCAAGGGTGCTGGCAAGTCCTACGGGCAGATGCGCTCGATTCCCAAGGCTGCTTAACGGCCTTCCGACGGCGGTGTCTTAGCTGCCGTCTCATGATTTTCATAGTTCATTTCAAGGAGCAATTTTATGAACGCGATTGTAAAACCGGACGTCAAATCTATCGACGACCTACTGACTGCGGTCGACCATTCCTACCAAGACGTCGAGATCCTCGGCATGGTCATCAAGCTGCGACCAGTGACCATCTTGGAATGCCTTCGGCTGGTCAAACGCTTTCCGAAGCTTATGGATCTGTTTGAACCGAAGACGGACAAGGATGGCAACATCCTTCCGGACGAGATGCAGCCATCGCTGCTCTCGGTATTCCTCGATTCAGGTGTCGACGCCGCTGCTGCGTTCATCGCGTGTTCTGCTGGTCGCGAGGGCGACGTCGGCTTTGAGCAGACCATCGCAACGAAGCCCGACGACCTGACGCTCGCGCTCTTCTCATCTGCTGTGCAAGTGACCTTGGGCGAGGGGTCGCTCGACGATTTTTTTACGAAGATTACGTCGGCTCTCAGCAGCGTTTTCCCAGCAAGATAAGACTGCCGAAGCCGATTAGGAAAGGCGGCCTCAATTTGACTGGGTCGCTCGTCGGGCTCGTGAAAGACGCCATCAGCTTCGAAAACCAGACCGGAATTTCAGGCTTAAATCTTTCACCACGCCAGCTCATGATGAGGCTACGCGTTCTCCGCCGCGACCAGAAACGGCAGCAAATCCAATTGGCCGAAGCGTTCCTGGTAGCGAATTCTGGAGACAAAAAGATATGGGATGAGTTCGTAAAGTGAGCAACGTGACGCCGGAAATCAGGACCAAATTCAGCTTGGGCGGCATGTCCGAGGCGGCATCTGGTTTTCGCAAATTTCAGCAGAACGCCCGCGAGTCTATCAACAACATCAAGCAGACCGGTGCTAAGGCCCTTGAGCCATTCCAAAAAGATATCGAGAAGTCGAAGCGTGCACTTACCAGCCTAAAAGCGGCTTCCGTGACAGTCGGTCGCGTTGGCTTCGGAGGTCTTCAGAAAAGTGCGCAGACAGCTTTCAAAGGCATCACTGTCGGCGCGGCGTCTGCCGTAGCTGCACTCGCTGGTGTGTCGGCCGCTGCCATCAAAATGAGCAGGGATACGTCGGCCGAGTGGGACAAGATCTCCAAGCAATCGAGAGCGCTCGGTGTGTCGCCAGAAGACCTCAGCGTGCTCGGATTCGCGGGCGCTCAGGAAGGAGTACCCGGAGACGAGATCGTGAAAGGTCTCGCTAAGATTGGCAACGAATTCCTTGGCATCAGGCAGAAAATCACGGAAGCCGATGACGCATTTTCGTCGTTTCGTGACAATGCTCGCAAAGAAGGTCTTCTTTCATATCGGATGGGCGATGTTCAGGGACTGACGTCTGCAGGCGAGGCCGTGGGGCAAGCTCGGATGTCGTCACTGGCTGGCGTCCAGGAGCGTCAGGCAACGCTCAGAGACTATATCGCTCGTGCTCAACCGTATGAAAACCGGAACATTCAGACACAGCATTTCGTGCATGGTCTACGCCGCGAGCTAGCCGAGCTTGAGAAAGCCGAGGTATCGATAAAGAGGTCGTTTGGACCCGTTGGTGAAGCGCTTTTCGGACTTGAAAAGTATGGGCTGGACGTCGAGAAAGCTTCGAAGGGCGGCATGGAAGGTCTTCTCGCGCTTTCAGACGCTATGCGCCGTGTAGAAGATCCAACGCAGCGATTACGGTTTGCTATCCAGCTTTTCGGTGAAGACGCGGGCGCGAAGATGGTGCCCCTCCTTGAAGGCGGACGCTCAGCAATTGAAGACTACCGTCGCGAGCTTGAGCGTCTGGGCGGCGTCGTGACGTCGAAAGATGCCCAAATAGGTGCTGCGTACTCTACCGCGTCTGAGAATTTCAGTAGATCGATAGCAGGCGTCCGGCTTGCGGTAGCTCGTGAAGTGCTTCCTTTGCTCACTGAATCCACGGACGCGATGACGGAGTTTTTGGTGCGTTATCGGGAGAGGATTGCGGACGTCTTCAAAGCCGGATTTGTGTATGTCAGGAACTTTATCACGGACATCGTCGATGCATTCAACGGTAAGAGAAGTGGCTTCAAGACAGGCTGGCTCGACGTCCTTTTCGACAAGCTCAAGACGGCACGCGCATTCATCTCGGATATGTACAACGAGGTCAGGAAGCTGTGGAGCGGCGAAAACTCGCGTTTCGAATGGCTTAACAAAATACGCGATGGCATCCAGACGGCGATCAAGTTCGTCAAAGATTTGTATGCGATCCTTCGCGGTCAGTCTGCGTCCGAATTCAAGTGGCTGAACGACATCAGAGACCAGGCTAAGGCTTTCGGAGCCGATTTCACAGCTGCGCTGGAGATGGTAAAGGGTGTCCTTTCCGCTATCCACGCCCTTCTTGAACCCATAGCCAATCTGTTTGGCACCAACGTCACAACGATGCTGTTGTTCGTCGGAATGGCCAAATTCATCGGGCTTTTTGGTGCTGCTACAACGGCTGTCGGCGTGCTGGGGAAAGCCATCGGTGCGCTCTTCGCTATGGGCGGCGGTGGCGCTCTGGCCAAAGGTATAGCCGGAATTGCGACAGCAGCTGGCGCGACGTCGGCCGTGGGCGGTGTAGCTGGCGGTGTCGCGGCAGGTGGTGCAGCTCGTGCTGCGGGCGCGATGTCTCTGGGAGCGAGGGCAGGGGTGTTAGGTGCTGCGGTTGTTGGTGGTGGTCTCATTGGCCACTACGGCGCGAACAAACTTTATGAAGTCTCGGGTGCGAAGTCGGCGGCTGACCGCCGCTGGCAGGAAAACATCAAAAATATTCGGACGTCTATGGACGCGTCGTTCGACCGCCATTTCATGATGTGGGACGATAAGCGAAAAGGCGATTATTTCAGATCGCGTGGCATCAACACGCAGATGGGATTGCCTGATCCAAACTTATTGCCAGGCGGTGTAATCGACGTCTGGTCAAGTGCTGGTATGCGCGCCCCAAGCGCGGAGATGACCAAATACTATGCGGAGAAATCGAAGGGCTCTCGTGAGACGGTAGACGTCAACTTGAACATGAACGGCCGCAACCTTGGCACACTTCAAGCTGACGCCTTAACTGCCCGGAAACTCAAGCAAAACCTCTACAGCATGCAACATGGAGGAGCTTGATATGTCTGAGTTTCAAATCACGACAACGCTCATCTCTGACAACTTGGCTATCGGCTGGCAGACAGCCCTCGGCCTCACCATCGAACTCGCACCCATCGACGAAAGCGCTCACATCGTGCGCTCATGGAACGGCCGCGCTCGCAACCTCGCAGCACCCGAATTCCAATTGTTCGCATGCACGATTTCTTCGTCGGACGACATGCGGCCGCCTGCGCTATCAGACATGTGGCCGGGCAAGACTTTCACCATGGTGCCGCCAGCAGAACTGTCGGACGTCATCCAGCCGGGAGCTTCCTCACGCACGCTTATACGGACACCGCATCCAGGTTCGGTTCGTTGCCTCACACGGAATTTTGCTGACGTCGCATTCACGGTGGCTGGTAAAACGGTAACTCTGGCGTCTCCAGCAACCGAGCCAGTGCGGATTTTCTATAGGCCAGTCCTGAAGCTGTTCATCACCGAGCCTTGGACGTCGAGCACGCATGAGCAGAATGCTCAGGTTTCATGGACCCTCGTTGCTGAGGAAGAGGGAGGCGACGTCTAATGCTTTATCTCTCTTGGGTTCCAGTATGGAACACACCTTTCGATCCTGACGCCCACGCTCGCGAAGACGAATTCTGCATCCGTGGCAGCATTTACGAGCAAGAAGAGGGCGATATCATTGTTTCCGGCTTCGAAGTCGAGATTCCGAACCCCGGATTAGGCCTTTTGAGCGTAGGTCGAGCGGAAAGGTATGCTGTCCTATCAGAGAGGCTGGCTTCCGATAACATCGCTGTCGAACTCGCTCGCGGACGTGTAATTGCAGTGCCATCAGAGCTGGGCCAACAAACTTTGGTCTTACGATTTCAGTGTGTGCCGCCAGACGAGGACGAGGTGCTGAAGGCGGCAGCTGACGCCCTGCGTACGGGGGAGGTCGATGACTATGACCCCAACGGTTCTGCAGAAGATCGAGACGCAGCTGAAAGCTATGACGCCCTTTTTCATAGCCGCGACGCCAGCGATGATCCGATGTCAGCACTGGCTGGACGTCTAGAACTCTGGAGATGGAACAGGAAGACGCTGGCTATCGAACGGACGTCTATGATCCACGGCGACGCGGTTCACGATGTCCATCACAACGGCTTCGAAGACACGCTTTCGGTATCTCTTCGGAATCCTCCTCGGAAAACGACGCGCATGCGTGTTGTGGCGTCGTGGACTCAGGAGGCGAAGGGCGTCCAGACGTATCCTGCCGTTGATCACAACGTCCAGACTTTTAGCTGGCAGGATCTTATCCAGAGCCTTCCGCAGCCTGGTACTCCCGTGGGAGAAAACACGGGCTGGCATGTAGCTGAAGCTGGAATCACGAATTTCACACCTGGGGAATTTCTCGATACCTTCGACGTCGACCCAGCGAAATATGCGCTGAACGATGACAAAGTCGCGACTTGTCAGCTTCTTTTGCAGCCTGCTCGCGTGGGGGTGCAGATCAGGTTGGGCTACGATTTCGAACAGCAGCGCGAGGAACACCTTACGATCCATATGCCAGTCGCCCAGCAAGATGTGTTGGGCGACGACAAGGTCGAAACAGTTGACGTCATCCATCTCGCGCCACTGAATATCGACCCGGCGACCCGCATTTGGGACATGTTCGATCCGGTAACGGGGGATATGGCTTCATACGAAGTTGGCGATGAGCGGATTTACAACGGCAAAAAATACCGCTGCGTGGTCGCTCACACGGCGATGCCTTTCATACCTGCTTTCTGGCAGCAAGTGCCTCGTAAAGCCGCAATCGATCCGGCTGCAGCAAGATATTTCGACACAGACCGAGGCATCCGAAGCACCAGGTACGCAATTAGGATGCTGCAGCGTCGGGTCTATGTCCGCGCTCGTTGTCTAGAAATCAGCTTTCAATGCGACTGGCAGACCGCTCGCGAGATGTCGTGCCGGGATGCATGCCGTATAGAGAACAGGAAGTTGGGTGAAGTGACAGCCAAGATTTCGTCCATCAAATTGGTTGCGGATGGCGCGAAAAGGTTCGCTGAGATCACGCTTCTTGCTTGTCTCGGTGACAGTTCCGAGCCACCAGTCGCTGACAACGGCACCGAGGAAATGACGTCGGACGTCGTTTACACCATGACGTCGACGTCACCATCGACGCCCACTGTGGCAAGTCAGCTCGCTACCAGAGCGCACTGGGTAGACGTTTTCAACGATTATTCAGATCAATGGATGGCAGCGGCGGGTGAGCCTGATCCCGTTGAGATCATCGAAAATATGCCGACCAGAGTGGAGATTTACGTCAATTCCATTCGGGAAGAAGACCTTCTGACGCGACAACTGACGGCGACTTGTGAACCGATTTGGCTTCCCCGAAATGCACTTATCGGAAGCTAGAAAGCATGAGGTGATATATGGAAAGAGAAAATTCTAGCGAGATTTTGGCCGTTCTGCAGGCCGTCAAATCCCAGGCGCAGGAGCAAGCACGCAAAGATCGGATGTCGCAGCCTAATACGTCGTCAGTCCGCGATGCCTCGGCGCGACGTCGCGATAGCGCATCGACTGTATTGATGATGGGGTCGGTGCAGCGTTGCGACGTCAGTTCCGCAATTGTAGCCACGAATGTCGTTCGCTCGGCTTGATTTAGGTGGAATCTTGCACTGGCTACCGGGATCGTGAAGACAACGAAATTTCTTCACGAGACCATTTTCATGACGTCAGATTTTCCCTCGAAAGAGCTATTAGAAGTGATCCGTTCGCAAGCCCGGATGGAAGAGAAGCTGGATGCATTCCTTAGGAATTCGGCTTCGATGCAGTCCAAGCTATCGGCGATTGAAAAGGACGTCGCCGAGCTGAAAGCCAAGAGGCGTGAAGATCGCGCCTACATCGCCGCTCTGTCGGCGGTTTTCTCACTGGTTTTTGCATTCTTTTCGCCGATCCTGAGAAAATTCTTGGGTTTTTAAACGCGTGTTTTAGTCAGGCGGGACGTATCCTTGTCAACTTTCTATCTTATAACTATTTGAATTTATTATAGGAATCACTTGTTTGCGGTTGCCTGCCCGCTGATAGTGATCTTGTCAGTCTAGAAAAAGGAAAGGATGACAAGATGACTATAAGTAAAAACCTCAAAGAGCATATCGAAAGAGAACTCCGGAGCCAGATCGACTTAGAAGAATATATCGACCATCTGACCACTGTCGAAGCGATGGCCATCGCTCTTTTTGCAGCTGGCAATTCTATCCGAAAAACTGCTGAAGCCCTTGGAATCACATACTACGCCGCTCGCAAAATCTGGCTGTCGATCAGAGGGCCAGACGACCCCAACTCCGCTGCTAAAGCTGTCGAAAAGCTCTGGCCTGCGTCCGAGCCAGAAGCCGCCAACGATGACCACGACATTACTCCAAAGCGGAAAGCACCGCGGATCTCTGAGATTCCCACTATCGAAGCTGGTCTGGAGCGCGGCGTCGTTCATCGCTTTCTGATCTCGTCAGCTCAGGACGACACGCCCGTGCACGCCGACCTCTTGGAAAACATGGAGGCGTACGCCGCTTACATCGGTGCTCACATCATCATCGGCGGCCACACATATCAGCTCGGGCTTTTCGATGATCATGCTGCCGACGCCAACATTTATGATGAGCGTATCGTGCCATACCTCTGTCACGAGCGGGTCGAGCTAACGTCTGACCTGCTCTACATCGGCAGCGCAAACATTCTCCCGACGACTGCCAATCCCCTCAACGGATGGGCTACCCAGAACCGTGGCAATCACGTCATTATCCCGCATTCGCGCATAGCGCTTCAGTCGATACCAAGGCTGCAGGGTCAGGACCCGAGATTTGCGGTGTCGACTGGCACCGTAACCATCCCAAATTACACGGCACGCGCGGCTGGGCAGAAATCGATTTTTCACCACACATATGGCTTCTTGGTTGTCGAAATCGACACCGACGGTGAGGTCTTCCTCCGCCCAGTTTCAGCGTCTGACGACGGCAGTTTTCAGGATTTGAACACCGTTGTGATGGACGGCATTTGCCATAGCGATCAGCGCGTTCGCGCCATCAGTTGGGGCGACATCCACCATGAACAGCTCGACGCCACTATCGCTGCCGCAAGCTTTGGATACGACCGTGAGACGAAGTTGAGGCTGGACAACATCAACATTCTCGACGGCCTGCAGCCGGAGGTCCAGTTCTTTCACGACACGCTTGATTTCCGACGTCGCAACCACCACAATTTGGCAGACCCGCATGTGATGGCGTCGGTGAATGCTACGAGTTCCGCAAACGTCGAATCCGAGGTGCAGGAAGCTACGGATTTCATCAGCGCATGCACCCGTGAGTGGTGTACGACCGTTGTCGTTGAGTCCAATCACGACAATGCTTTGGCGAAATGGCTCAAGAACGCTGATGGAGCTGCGGACGTCGAAAACGCCTACTACTGGCATGAACTCAACGCGAGTTGGCACATGTCGATCCGTAGTGGAAACAGCAGTTTCAACATTGTGGAGTGGGCGATGAGACGCGCGGACCTGCCAGATAGCGTCGAGTTTGTCGGAGCGGGCGAGGGGTATCAAGTCGATGGCGTCGAATGCGGCCTACATGGCGATCTCGGGATCTCTGGAAGCCGTGGCTCTCCGACCCAGTTCAAACGGTTCGGCGTCAAGACGTCTACTGGCCACACTCATACGCCGTCGATCTCAGAAGGTGCGTATGTAGCGGGCGTCTCAGCGAAACTGGATCAGGGCTACAACAAAGGTCCTACGACATGGGCGCACGCGCACATCGTCCAGTATCACAATGGAAAGAGGACCATCCTCCTGATGTCTTCGGACGGGCGCTGCCAGGCGATGGGAGATCGTGTTGCCTTGGAAATGGCTGCCTAATCAATAAAAAAGAGGAGGAATAATCATGAAATACCAGCCGCTACCATCCGCTACGAACGCCGAAACCGATGTCGTATTTACACCTGAAGCATGGGCAAAAACGATTGTTCGACTACTGCCGTTATACGGCCGCGTGCTCGACCCGTGCCGAGGTCAGGGAGCCTTCTATAACCTCTTCCCAGACGACTGTGAGAAGCTCTGGTGCGAGATCTCTGAAGGAAAGGACTTTTTCGAATTCAACGCGAAAGTTGACTGGATCGTGTCGAATCCGCCGTGGTCGAAGATCAAAGAATTCCTAGGTCACTCGTTCAAAATCGCCGACAACGTCGTTTTCCTTATCACGACGAACCACGCTTACACGAAGGCTCGGGTGCGTTTAGCTCAAGAAGCGGGCTTCAAAATGCGGGGAATTCTGCATCTTCCTACCCCTCCCAAGCCGTGGCCTCAGAGCGGCTTTCAGCTCTCCGCGATCTGGTGGCAGAGAGGGTATCTTGGTCAGCCGGAAGTGCTGCACGCAGTGGACCAGCTAGCTTAATTCCTGATGCAGACGTCAGATGCCGAGACACGGTCGAAGAGGTCGTCTTCTCGGTCAACGTAAGGGCTTTCCCAGACATGATCTCTGAAAATCAACTGGGAGGGATCAGGAGTATACGCAACGTAGAATTCGTGATCCCTCAGCCGTTCTGCGTTTTGCGTGCCAGCTCGATAGAACCACACCTCGGCCTGTGCAGAGCCGTTTTCTGAGACTGCTTCTTGCAACAGGTATTTCGCTGCCGAGGCGAATTGTTCGACGTCGCTGAAGTCAGATATCGCTCTGATCTCGGTGAGATAGACCCTATCAACATTGTGGTCATCATCGAGCTTGATCTGCTCGGACGTCTGGACGTCAACAATGATGCAGTTGGCTTCGTCGGCAAATCCGACGTCCGCATAACCAAACGTGATGAATGCGCATAGCGCAGCGCAAGTCAGCTTTTTCATAGTCCGCCCCCCGGCTTAGTTACCCTCGAACAGTGCAGACTAAGCCGTTGAAGCTTGCAAGTTAATAGAACAAAATAAGAACATTGGTTCAGAGTTCATTTAATGCGCAAGATTCATACACTCGTAGTCCATTGCACAGCGACGCCCGAGGGCCGTGACGTCACTGTTGATACAATCCGCACTTGGCACGTCCGCGACAACGGCTGGCGGGACATCGGTTATCACTATGTCATCTACCGGGACGGCTCGATCCACACTGGACGTCCAGTCAGCCAAATTGGCTCTCATGTCGCTGGCAAGAATACAGGGTCGATTGGCATCACGTATGTTGGCGGCGTCGACCGCGACATGAAGCCCAAGGACACCCGGACGCCCGAACAGAAAGTGGCTCTCCGCAAGTTACTGGCTGACCTGTCGCAACAGTTTCCAATCACCCAGATCGTTGGCCACAACGACTTCGACAAGCGCAAGGCGTGTCCGTCATTCGATGCGAAATCCGAGTATGCGGACATCTTGAAGGAAGGGTCACGATAATGGCTCGCCCGACATACCCCTCTTCATATCGCTGTTTTTCATATCGAGTTCTCATCGACGACCTATCTGAATCGCTTGAGAAACACATCAAAGCCAACAACCTGACCGCTGCGCAAATCAGCAAATACTACCCATCGGTGCGCGACGCCCACATCCGCAAAATCCGCTGCGGGAACGGCCACGAACTCGGCATCAAAATGCTTTTCTCGATTGCTGAAGCCAGCGGTCTCAAGGCTAAGGTGGAGTTCGCGGCATGAGCAATCAGCAACAGGAAATCACCCGAAAATTCTCGAAGACGATCACCCTGAACTCACTAAAAACCTTCTTCGCTGCAGCGTTCCTTGGCTTACTGTGGGATGGCGAACACACCGCCGAAATCCTGCAGGCGCTGGGCACATGGGTTGTCGCCATGCTCGCCATCTACATGAGCATCGGCTACCTCGATTTCAGAACCGCGAAGGGAATGCCAGGGTTCATCGACAACCTCCTGGGCCTTGTTTTCACTGGCCGACGTCGCAATAGGAAGACCGAAGGGGAGGGGGAGGAGTGATGTCCATTTTCTCAAATTTTCGCCTCCTGATCACTATCACAGCGGGCGTCGCTTTAGCTTCTGGCTGGCTCTATATCGGTATCTTGAAGTCTCAGTTGGAGACGAAGGACGTCGAGCTAGCGAACACCAGGGCAGCTCTCCAGTCAGCCATCGCGACCGCGAATTCTAACGCCGATGCCCTTCGGGAGGTCGACGCCGAACACAAGCGGACGCTCATGTTGCTGAACAAAGTGACGTCCGATTTGCAGAAGGCGAGCACCCAGAATCGTAAACTCGAACGAGAGATCACATCAGGTGACGTCGGGGCAGATGGCGACGTCGCGCCAGTGCTCGAAAATCTGCGCATGCGCAAATTCTCGGGAGGCGTCAGATGATCAGGCTGGTCGGTACCATGGTCGCATGCCTCCTGCTGTCTGGATGCCTGGTGAAGCGGGACCCTGACGTCATAACCAAGGTTGAGACACGACAGCTGCAGATACCGGAGCAGCTTCTGACATGCATGCCTGAGCCAGAAGCGCGGGAAGTCTGGAAAACGCAGAAGGACGTCGCGCTTTATCTGGTGCGGATTTCTGAGGCGGGGGATGATTGCAGGCAGAAGCTGGATGGAGTTCGGCGTCTGGTGGGTGGGCAATAAAAAGGAGCGGAATAACCGTATTCGGTCGTTGCCATACTTTTAAAGTCGCAAAAAAGGCCTCGGTTCTCCGGAGGCCTTTTTTCTGATTTAATTTCAATGGATTGGGCTACGTCATTCTGAGTAGCTCTAGCTTATTTTTTCGTCACGCTGCTTCCGCAACTGAAAAATGCCCAAGGTGGTGCTTTACGGCTTTCCGATACTGCTCTTCTGAGAGAGTGACATAAATTTCTCCGCGCTTGCTATCACCGGGATACATTGATGTCCGTTCCACACTCATGACTCTCCAGCCCTCTTTGTAGCGCTTCATCGTCATCTTGGTCGTTGCGACGCCATAGCTATAACCCTTGTCCGGTGCGAAACCGTAGAAAGTAGCTGTAGCACCTGGTCGAAATGTTGAGGCGATTCCTGCCTTCACAAGCTGCTGCTCGGCGTCCTTGGCAAAACCTACGGCTTCGCTGGCTGTCAAGATGAAACGGCTTGCGCGACCGTTCACAGCGTCCAGAGCTTCTTCGAGCTTTTCAGTTTCGCTAATCTTGATACCAAATTTAGAAATTTCATAAGACATTTTCATTTTCCTTCATAGACGGGGATTGAGTGAGGGTTTGTTTGTCCGTCTATATATAGGATTGTCTGAATATACCGTCGGCGCAATAACTATTTTTGCTGATTAGCATAAAGAGTGGACGGATGTAGACTGTATGAATGCTATTTATTTGGAAAAATGTTGGAGATACAAAGGAAGTTTATCTGTCAACGGCCGACAGAATCTAAATCTGCCGACGGAAAAGCAAAAGGCCCCGTAACCGAGGCCCTCGACAGCGCATTCCCATCTGCAGATTTCATGGGAAATCAAAATCAGGCGCGTAAGAATGGATGTACTCGTCCAGTTGCTCAAGTGCTCGCTCAGGGTTTCGTAAGTGGCTGTAGAAAGCCTGCGCATCGTCGCCGCGACGGGCTATATCGATGCATTCAGGACCATCCATCTTGTCACTGCGAAATCGCATTCTGATGCGATCACCATCTTCGAAGATGATGTACTTCGTGCAGCCCAGTTCTCGGCGTCCGTTCTCATTCAGGATCACTGCAGCGCGGTTGTTGTCGATGTCGTGAACGGTGTTCTCAATCAAATTTGGCATTTTTATTCCTTCCATTTTTTTGCGTGCTATTCATTAGCCTCTGATATCATTATATTATTTCATGTTTCTGGGCGCAAATTGGCTACCTAAATGTGTTGACCAGCATCGGTTAGGTCTGGAATCCCGACCGCGCCGACGGCCGAAATCGGCGCTCAGTTAAGCGCCGACGAGATTTTCTAGGTTCAATACCCAAGCTTCTTCCGGCTGGATGCCCCACGCCGTTTGGAAGCCGATCCGGCCGACGTCGTATTCAGCCAACCCAGTGGCCTCTACAAGCTGCTCTTGGCTGGCATGGCGAGCCGCGCGGAACCAGCGGACTACCAGGTCTTCCTCAGGCGTCAGTTGGCTCGACGTCCGATTGTGCGGAGCAGCTCTGATTTCTTCACCAGCAAGCGCATGCCTGTAGACCGCACGGATGCGAGATTTCGTGACTAGATTGCCGACCGTCCAGCTGTCCTGTTCATCATTGAAAGGTAGACGTCGGAAATCGGGATCGCTCGCGATGTAGAGAGCGGCTTCCTGCCGGAGCAT